AGTTATCCAGTCTTCTACTGTTCTTTTACCCATCTACTAACTCGTAAGTTGCCTCAAAGATGTCTGGCTTGCAGGGATAATATTCACCTTTTATACCCTTAATAATCCAGTCGCCTATATCTGCTGTCATAACCCCCTCAAGCGTTTGAATTGTTACTTTTTGGCCGTTAATACCATAAACGTTATGCATGAGGTCAGTTAATGCACCAAAATTATGCCCTGTCCATCTAACTGCGTCAATAATCACCGGTTTTTTTCTGTACTTTGCCATTACTTTTTATGCCTCGCGTGTGCTCTTTTAGCCGCCGCCACCGTTTTGTAAGTTTTTATTTTCTTCCCTTTGTTCTTTCCGTGGCAGTGATATAATGTTCTTCCTTTACGCATCTACCATCTACCTCCAACATACTCATATTCTCTCAACGCCCTACCAGCGACCCTTTCACCCATATGCCCTATATCATTAGGATATCTATGCAGTTCGTTAGCTCTACCCATCAGTTCACCAATGATGAACTTACCACTAAATGGACTAGCTACCTCAGCAACTGTTGCTTCTTCTTGGAAAGTATCACAAGAACGAGTCCAGTCACCTACTTGCATACTGAGAGCATCTATAATATCATCGTGTCCGCCGTATTTCTTATTAGGGTCGAATGATAGTAACTCTCGCTCTAAGTCTTTATGCTCTTCCTTAATATGCACTTTACCTGCAGCAAACCACGGTTCGAGGCCTAATATCCTAGCTACTTTGGTTGTTTTAGCATTCGGCACGCCTTCTATGTAAAACCGTTGATTAAGCTGTTCTTGCCGTCTAGTTATCCAATACTTAAGCGTGCTCTGATATGCGGTTGACTCTACCTTAGTAACCAGTGACTTATAAGCGCGCCAATGGTCAAACAGTCTATCTATAATCACCCCAGGGTCGGCTCTTAATCTATTATAATGAACTACCCACACTTCACCAGTTGACGGCTTAAGCCCTGCAGTTATAATCACATTCCAGTCCGCGTCAAGTGTCTTTGCTTGACTATCCGCAGGTGCTGGGTCTAAAGATGTAAAGTACACCAAACCCTTCGGTAAGTTATCATAATACTGAATGTAAGACCGTTTGAAAACTCGATTGATGGATGAAGTAGGACTATTCATATAAAGCATTTCAAACATAAAAGGGCCTATAGATGTTAATAACTCATCTAATACCTCATCATTGAATCTATCCCATATCGGCTTACCACCCTGCTCTGGTGTAGATGGTATACCATCTTCATTCTCTCTCACCGAGCGACTTACAACTGAATAGCCTTTCCCGTGCTTAAATATCCACCCTATCAAGTCTTCAGGAGCCCATCTCGTACCGATTATTGTTATGACTGACTTCGTTGGATGTACCAGTAATGGATGGCACAGCTTATGAAAGCCTATTGCCTTCTCAATCTCCATTTGCGTTGGCTGCTGTATCTCACCAGTCATCGCGTCATAGTCAGGTGCTACCGTGTCATCTTGTATAACCTCGTCAAAGTGCCGACTAACTACAGCTGTACCACAACCGGCGGGTTCAAATGTACCTTCTGGTTCTGGTAACGAACGATTCAGCGTTAAACACTCAGAAGACCACGGTCTATCTCCTCTTGGTAGTATTTCAGGGAACAATGCCCTCAATATGCCATTTGTCTCAAAGATAGCTTTTATCGCCGATATCTTCTTCTTAGCATTAGTCATTGTATTCTGGGCTACCAACAATCGAACATTTGGATTATTGATAGCTCGCCAGATGGGATATGCTATCGAGCCGATTGTAGACTTAAACCACGTTCGGGGAAACACAATCATCCGCCTTCTGTTAACTTGATAGTTCTGTAACATACGGCATATAGGTAAATGTATGTCTGGATCTAAGTCTTTATACTTAAGAACGGCACGAGCTAAGAAGAATAGAGATTTCTTGCACTCAACCCTCAATACATTCAAAGTATCTTCCGTTTCTTTATCCATATCTTCCTATGAACTTTTCAAGGAGCTCTTTAATATGCTTAAATTCCTGCTTTGTAAGCTTATGTAAAGCATCTATCTTGCCTTCTAAGCAATCTTGTCTGGCCTTACACGTCTTCTCGCAGACAAATGTCTTCTGTGTCCAGTAGATTATACCAACCAGTACAACTACAGATACCCCGCCGATTGCTAAATCAATCATTTCCTATCCATCTGTAATGTTTCTGTTATCAATTTAGCATCTTCCGCGTCGATAGTAACCGAAACGCTTCTCTGCTCGGTCTTCTGAACTCTGGCATGCCCACCTCTGTCAAGTATCGAATCGGCCGCTCTAATAGCATCACCATCTTTACCATTACTAACGACTAAACCAAGTCTATCAACTGCAGCCATTGTATGACTAGCAATCGCCTCGTCTACTCTACCAGTCTGCTCAACAATATCTTGGTCTCTCCTATCATTAAGCTTACTCCTCTGTTCGGCTAATTGATATTGAAACGTGGGACCATTTATCACCGTAGATATCCACTGCTGAGACATACCAAGATGTTCTGCTATATCTTTAGGCGTCCATCCCCTAAGACATAACTCTATTATCTTATAATGCCTAGCTGATAATTTTTGTATAGCTGTCATTTTTTTACTAACATCAATAGACGATAACAATAGAATGATGTCGTCAGAATGATAGGTAGATGGTAGGTCAAAAATAAATAAAAAACAAAAAATTTTTATTATATGACTAACTACCTAACAATGATAAACGTTCATTATATAACAAACAATATAACAAACAACAATGTTAACAAATCATAGAACATTGATTTACTTATATAAGTTTGCAAGGTTAGTGCCACTACGCGGTGGCGAAGGCCGGTGGGGGGTTTTTACTTGACAGATTGTTAGTTATATATCTATCTATGGCTACGTTTGTTTAGTTGATATTGTTTGGTAGATACGTAACAATTAGTACTTGATGATGGCAAGGACAATGTTAGAATAATGGATAACAAACAAATTGATTTGTTAAGCGATTGTGTAACGGTTGTAAGTGCTTGCTATATAATCACTTATGGTCGACAAAAAACGCCGTGAAATTATCCTGACATTGTTGGATTATAATATTATAAGCAATTTTAATAATACATAAGTCTTTACGCCATAACGGTTTATATCAATTTTTACAATTATTTCGTCATCGACTTGACAAAACGTAATTCGCCTGTATAATGGACGTATAAGCACGAAATGATTTATTTAGGTTTTATTGTGAAAGGACACGCAATTATGGACTACATTGAAATCGAGCGCACGCTTGACGTGCTCAAGGCCGCTATCATTGCTGCAAAGGCAAGCGACAACGTTGATGGTGATTTAGCAACTGGACTGCACAAAAATGCGGTCTGGACAATACATACTGAGTTTAAGCGGCTACGTGAGCTGCTTGATAACTGAATAACATTGTTCTTTGACATAACAAATACCGTCAATGCGTTATGATGGCATTGATGACAAAATGCTCGAGTCGGTCGACTGTAGATTGGAGGTGCTATATGGCACGGAAATATGACACAGTCGAACTAGACACTATAACATATGAGAAGCACGGGACAAAAATCACAGTAGCCGGCGTGGCTACTAAAGTTGGATTTGCTCCAGTCCGCACGTTTGGCGATGACGACCCATTTATCAACTTCGTCAAGTGTGCTAATGCCGCTGAGTTGCAACTGATAATATCAGACTGGAAATATGGTGCTGCCGTACGTATTCAAGGGATGGTTCGCAGGGCCGCAACTGGTGGCGGTTACACCGATGCAGACCATAATAAGATATTCAATGAGATGTCATCGGCAGACCCGGAATGGTTAATGCAGTATGCTGGAAATGGTGCCGCTCTAGACGCAGCGTGTAGAGCAGAATGGGACAGACGTAAAGCGGAGAATCCGGTTGAGGCAGACGAGGAACGGGTGTGGGAAGAATATGCAACACCTAATGCTGCAGAAATCGAGATTAACTAATCCTACTTGTTCATTATGTGAACAACACAAATATCAACAACTAACACAGTCGCCCGACTCAAGCGTTTTGTTAACTAATTGAAAGGATATTGTTATGGCGAAGTACCAAGTAGGTATGAGGCTATCTTACAGAGCCGATGTGTCTGACTATATAACAATAGATGCTGAGGACTGTGAAGATGCCAAGGCAAAAATGTATGAATACTTAGAAAAACGTATGCCCCACGCTGCAAGGGACGTAAAAGTAGACTATGCTACGGTCAATCAATAACAACTTGTTCATATTTATGATGTTCATCGTATCAATATCCCAGATTCAGCGATAGGCCTTTCAAAAATCGCTGTTTTTACGTCAAAAATGAGGTCTGTGTTATTGTATTATTATAATTATTTATATATATATTATTTTTTTTAATACTAATGAACCGTCCTTATGATATTCACGTATTGATATGATGAACATCACGTTTGTGAACAAGATGTTGTTGTCATGATAGATAATAATTACCACTTTCGATTACTATTATTGTTGCTACTGCTGATATTGTTATCAGTGTTAGCATCCGTTTTTATTGCCATTGTCGATTCAATTACTATCGCTGATATTTTTGTTAATATTTTTATGACGCTGTTTCGGTTTTGATTACTATTATCGCAATTATATCTTATATTGAAAGGACACTGTTATGCGCTATATGGTGATATACACGCTACAGGCGTCATACGAAGTTGAGGCACCAAACGAAGAAATAGCCCGTAGCAAGGCGGATGATATGTACCACGATGAAGAATGGGCAGGTACGATTACCGACCCAGTGGTGGCGGTAAAAGAGTTGGGTGAATAACAACCTGCCAGTAAAATGGGCGGTCTGTTGGCTTGCGATTCCAACCTGCTATAGCAGTAATCAATAAGGTTGAGACCGCCCATTTTGTTAGTAAAATGAAAGGAAGATGCTGCAATGGAATTTGTCAAGATTTGTGGGTATGAGATAAAAGAAGATAATAGACAACCCGACGGAACGTCCTTGACATAGCGGGTGAACAAGTTACTGTTGTTGTCATTGGTATATTTACAACTACTGAAAGGATAATACTATGGAAAAGTACAAAGTTGTGTTCATTACGGCCTTCACATATGGAGTAGAAGCGGAAAGTAAGGATGATGCAGTAGACGCTGCTAGAAAAGAGTACACAGAAGAACTACAAAATCCAGACTCGACTGTAGCACTATACGATGCAGTTGCGAATGTAGCAAAGGCCACTTTGAGTGATGGCTGGCTATTCGATTAGTAGTCCCAACATAACATGTGATGAGTGAAAGGATATTGTTATGTTTATATGTAGTCAATGTAATAAAAGCAGTAGGCCTAATGAGAAGGCTACAAAACTGTCTATAAAGACTAGGCAGAAAACATATCGAGATGGTACCGTGGGCAGTGGGATTGTTAAGGAAGTAGATATCTATCAAGGCTGTGTAAGTAAGAATAAGAAAGGTGGATGACATTATGTTGTACTGTATAAATAAAGAACCGAGTGGTGGCCTCGACATCTGTGTAGATGGTCAAGCGGTTCTTAATATAAGTGAAGTGTCTGATAATGAGACCATCAATCTATTCCTCACGCCGATGGGTGTAGATGCAGTGATAATTGAGACAATGGAATGTACTAGGCAGAAGATGCCGTGGTCTCACGAATTGTTAGTGAGAAGGAGATAGATATGAAGAAAAAACTAATTGTATCATTGCTACTGGTACTATCTGGCTGTTCTTGGTTTAGTGATAATAGGATAGTTGTCAAGCCGACTAGACGGATTGATACTAGCTCTTACGAGTTTCGCCGAGTGTTAGCTATATTTATCAAGTATAGATTTGAGACGCAGAAGTCTATTGAATGGATAATGGCTGACTTAGCGTTAGCAGAGTATGAACTATCATTAAAGAAGGAGAAAGAGAAATGAAACAGATAGCAAAATGGATAGCTATAACCATAGCATTCTTTCTAGTGCTATGGTTAATAGTACTAATGGGGCAGTGAGAAAGATGGCTAGACGAGTAGCTCAATTTGGTAAAAGCACACCCCTTATAAGGGTGAGGTTGCAGGTTCGAGTCCTGCCTCGTCTATTATGACTAAAGAAAGAATAACATTTAACATAGGTAGCGTTGTTGTAGTAATATGGTACTGGCCTACCATCGCTAGCATATTACTACATACAATGCTCTTGTTCGTTGTTTGAACAAGTGAACCAACACAAAAATAGAAAGGAGAAAGTATTATGAAGAAGTGTAACAAAATAGCCAACGATATTGTAAGACGTGGAGGAGAAGACACATATATAGGAATTAGGATATATAAGGGAGGCGGGCCTAGTAACTACTTTTCAATAACCCACGGTGGTGCAACGGTATACTCAATATACAACAAGATATACAAGGTAGAGATATGCAACCCAAGAGGTATCGTACACTTCAACCTTCGCCTGTGGTTAATGGAGATAGATAGGAAGATAAGTAAGATGGTAGTAAGATTGTTTTGGGCTACTCATACGGTATACAAGGAAGATAAGTAAGATTGTTAAATAGACAACTAACATCCGTCAATGTTATGTTGTTATTCATTTAACAAATAGCAAGAAATGTTTTTGAATTAAAAACTTTATTTATCACCCTCTATCTACCTATCATTTATAACAAAACAGCTTATAATAAAACAAAAATGCAAGACTATCTAAGAAATGCCGTTTTATTACTAATCAAATCGGGCTACGACATCTTTTTACCCCTCCAAAGACCTCTTTACGATGAACTTGTTGTATCAGATGGTAATCTCCTAAGACGATACATCGTAAAGGGCGTGTCTAGAACACAGCAAGGGCCGATGATATCTACAACCATCCAACAAAATACTATACGTATGATAACTGACGGTTTGTCGATAGATGGTATCATCGCCAGTTGGCCGCTAAATAATGAAGCTTGGATAGTACCGATGGAGGCTGTTTGTAGCATGCAGTCTGTTAGACTAAGTAATAGAGATGATTGGTTGATTAAGCCAATCGTACGGCTAGATGCACCTACAAGAATAGACATACAGCCAGAGGTAGCTAAGCAGATTAAAGAGCAAAGAGCTACAGAAGAGGCAACTGTTGAAGAGGCGGACAGAGAACGTGATTACTTTGATAGTATATTAAAGCAGGAAGGAGAATAATAATGTGTCTAAAAACTGTACTGAATGATGGGGACAAAGCTAAGATGCTTAAAAAGACATCCGACCCGATGGTTTGTTGGAAGACAGTGGATGAGGACAATAAAGGCAACTTACATCCAATACACAACTTTTTCGGACGTATGAGTTACCACGCTGGAGTAAACCTGATACCATCAAGACTGCAAGATTGTGGTGACGACAGGCGACGGACGCTGGGTGCTCACTTCTTCAAGCACCGAACGGACGCTGTAGCTAAAGCGCTGTGGACATCAGATAGAAGAGTAATACGCTGCTTGATTGCAAAGAAGGATATACAAGTGGTTGGTTATACCTCTATGGGAGCATACAACCGAAGTCCCGCACTAACTGTTATAGCTGACAGGGCAACATTTGCTAAGACTATAAAGGTACCATAAGATGAGCCACTTAATGATATTCTACCCAGTTCTACAACTAACCACTAATGAGCAAACGCTGTCATCTGAACCAGCCAAGCGGTTTTTTAGCCACATAACCATACCATCTGTGGTGCAAGTAATACATAATGATAAACTACAAAATGTATCTGAGGTACAATTCCCTCTACACAATAACACCGACATAGTATCAGTTGACTATCTGCACGAGACGGACAGTCCTGAGGTTAGTATATTAACTAGAATGATAAAGGAGCAACAAAGTGAAAGATGTTACTAAAGATGTAAAGACCGGCAAGTTGGTTGACGGCGTTAAGAAGCAGGTCAAGGTAGGCGAAGTTACTTGTCCTATCTACGAAAATGTCGATGAGCTTATTGCCAATGTAAAGCCGGAGACTATCCTTGGTTTGTTTAACAAGGCCAATGTCATCCGTATGCAGGGCAATGAGCGTGCCAAGCACCAGGAAGCTAAAGCCGGCAAGACGAAGCGCAGAAGCATTGCGTATGACCACTGTATTACGACGGAAGAGCTCGCACAATATGCAGGCAAGTGGTTGGAGCTGCAAGAGTTCCTTGACGGCGCTGAAATGAATGCAAGGATAGATGCATACGTAGCGGCTTCGGAGGAGTAACTGGGACGGCGACACGGCTCGATAAAAGCGGGTGCGTACAAATAAGACGCCCGCCCGTGTCAGCTATAAGAGCTATCGTTTAATGTAAGACACCTACTACAAAGTAGGAGATGTAGGCCCGATACCTACTAGCTCGATTATGGTAAAAATACTAGATAAAAGATATATTGCCGGCTATGTAGATGCTGATGGCTGCTTTCTTCTAAATAAGCAGCCATCAGGTACGTATGTTCCTCTCATAAAGATTGTAAGTACAAGCGAGCAGATGATACGAGATATAGCTCATACATTCACGTCCTGGGGAGTATACTGCACAATACACACATCGAAAGGGACTAATAAGTGTAAAGACGCCTGGCATGTATGTGTTAGAAGACAAATTGAAATCATCAATCTATGCAGAACGCTAATACCCCACCTTCACCTCAAAGCACCGCGAGCAGAACTTCTGTGTGAATGGGCAGTATTACGACGGCTTACAGAAAGAGGGAAGACGACACTAAGGGAGCAGGAAATATATAAAGAGATACGGAGGCTAAACATGCGAGGTAAACAATGAGTCCAACTACCGTCTGGTCGACTATGACCCGTTATGATAAGCTTTCTAAAGTGTGTCAACTCTCCACAATGCGTCTTGGTTTATTAGAGAAATCAAGGAAACGGCGGGCAGCTAAAGGCGGTAGAAAGAAGCGAGAGAAAAAGATGACATTCAGAACACCAGAACTACGAGCATTTTTTGATACTATGCCAGATGATATGAGGAAGTTTGTAGGAGGTTAGCCATGAATGATGATGACAAGATAGAGATATGCAAATCTGCGGCCAAGGCTATCTTCGCACGAAGTAAGCAAGCGGGCTATCCATTCGATGCTCTAGTAAACGAAGGCTTCGTGAGAATAAAGACAGATGACCCAAAATTAGCATATACCATAGCACGTATGTATATGCTCCAGCTTATTAACAGAGGGGGGATAGGTAAGAGGGTAGAAGCTACAAGGAAGACGCTTGATAGAACAGACGGGAGGTCCTATATGAGCGTAAGTATGGATAAGCGAGAGCCTAGGGTAACAAACGGCATAACCCTCGACGAGCTGATAGATGTTAGAGACGCCATTGATAGTCTCTCCCCCGATGAGCAGTTGTTACTAAGCGAGCGGTTTATTGAAGATATGACCTTTGAGCAAATCGCTCGTTTATATGATAAAAAGCACGGCAATTCTATAAAGTTTCAGATTGATAAGATACTAACGAAGCTTAAGGTATTTTTGAGTAAATAATGTATCTACTAGATAAGGTAATAGAATGTAGTAGTAGAAGCGAGCGGATAGAAATCTTCCCCTTCTACGACTGCCACATTGGGAAGAGGAACTGTGCTGAGGCTGCTATTAAGAAGCAGATAAGTGAGATATTAAGACGAGATGCCTTACCAAATAGAAGAGCATACGTACTCCTCGGTGGCGACCAGGTAAATGCTATCAGCCCAGCGGACATACGGCGGTTCGACTTTGATGAGCTAGCGGATTGGTTTGTAGAATCTAATGCAAAGGAGACCAGAGAGCGGCTAAGCGATATATGCCAACAAGAAGTGAGCCGTTTTGTAGACACATTTGAGCCCATCAAACACCTTATTATCGGTGCCCTCTATGGCAACCACGAGAAGAGCATGCGAACTAAACAGAACGTGAATGTGCATCAAGCATTATGTGACCGTCTGGGCATTCTCAATATGACGGATGAGGCATTTCTAAGAATTAAGTTTGTCAGACCGCGTGGGGGTACCGGTATTGTAAAGATATATATGAGACATGGTTATGGTGGTGGTAGAACACCTGGAGCAGAGCCCAATAAACTACAGCGGCTAGTTGATGAGTGGGAGGATGCCGATGTCTGCCTGACCGGACACTCTCACACATACTGCATACTGCCCCCAAAGCCTGTGCTGTACGTGCCTAATAAGGGCGAAATGCCTGTCAAGGATATGCTTTATAGATACCGGTTCGGTGCTAACCCCGGTACGTGGCTTCTTGGGCATCTACCAGGGCCGGGCTCATATGAGTCCGCGGCGTGTTATCCTGCTAGACCGATGATGACACTAAAAATCGTTATTTGGCCTTTCTGGGCTCAAGAGAGAGAAGGGCAAAGGATGGAGAGGCCTAAGATAGAGTTGAGAGAGTATCCGATACTATGAAAGACGAAAATAAGGAAGCAATGCTGCCGGTTAACGAACTGCGTAAGTGTAGCCGCGGGGAGCTTCAACAGATAGTCGTAGATAGCAAGGAGGCCATTTTTGCCATGCGGCAGCAAAATGCCGCCTTTGGGCGTAAGTGGCCGATGAGTAAACCCCATCTCTTAAAAGCGTATAGAAAGCAGATTGCGAGATGCAAAACGGTATTGTCAGAATGTTCCTATCGTGGCTAGGACGACCGCAAGATATTGATAAAGAGATAATTAACGTTGAAGAAGACATACAATTCTTGTCTAAGAAGATAGTTTTGGCTAGAAGAATGTACTGTGATGTCATTGCAGCAAAGATGACAATGACAAGAGATAAGATGATAAAGAAACGAAGCCGGCTGATAGTAAAGCGGCGTGAGATGTTCAATAAATGAACAAGGAGATATTGTGGCAGGAGATAAAGACGACGGCATAATGAGGAAGTTTGAATCTGGTGCAGTGAGAGATACCAGTGTTGATAAGCTAGATTATGAAGCATGTCTGTCTCCATTAGTACTATGTAGATATGCTAAGTATGTCAGAAACTGTCGCATGCAGCCTGATGGCGATATTAGAGCTGACGATAACTGGCAGAAAGGTTTCGGTCTTGCCGTGTGGATGAAGTCCAAGTGGCGACACTTTATGGCCACTTGGACCTGGCATCGTACCGGTAAGTGTGAAGAGGGGTGGGATATAGAAAAGTCGCTGTGTGCAGAGCTGTTTAATACTCATGGTATGCTGCATGAGATACTGACGCAGAAGGACAAAGCTGAAAAGTTTAGCGGTTACACAGCATTAACAGCGACAGAAGCCGTCAAGCGTATTGCTGAGGAGAAAGCAAATGATAAAGACTGACGAAAGATTCAATATAGACTACATCGATGCTAGTGGCATAGTCAAGTTTGCCTGCTGCCCCGCTCGTTATCTATTCGAGCGGCAGATGGGCTTATCTGCGCCAGACGAGAATAGCATAGCACCTGACTATGGTACTGCTATGCACAGAGCATTACCACACTGCTACAATGGGCCCGCCGATACTAAACAGGCCACTGATGAGTTTATCGCCGCTTGGCAGAAGTATAACTATGGCTATCAGGATGAGAAGCGAAATCCTGATACTGCAGAAGCGTCACTGGTTGGCTTCGCAGTTACACATGCCCCAGGCGTCTGTCCTTACAAGGTACGAAAGTATCCAATAAATGCTCCAAGTGCTGATATTATTAGTCCTAACGAGATACCATTCTTGATAGACCTCGGTGGAGAACTGCCAGGAGCTGGCAGGATTGACTTAGCTGTAGTATGGAATGATACTGGTGACTTGTGGGCGGATGATTATAAGACAGCTAGTGAGATAAGCCCCAGATATTTTAAGAACTTTGAAGCAGCCTGTCAGCCCTGTATGTATACTTTAGCGCTTAGTATGATATCTGATACAAAGGTTAAAGGAATGATTGTTGAGGCTATCAGGACTAGTAAGAAGAATGTAGAGAACCAGATACACTTTGTATTTATAACGGAGTGGCAGTTGGAAGTATTTATTGAATTTGCTAATCAAACGGCTGTTGATATACTAAAATGCAATGATTCAGGCGAATGGCCGCAGCATCCTTCAAACTGTGCTTCCTACGCTATGTACATATCGCCAGGTAGATTGTGTCCTTATCGTACTATATGCGATTATAAAGACTGGAAGCGGCAAGTGCAGTACTTTAAGGTGCAGGAGCCTTTCCACCCATTTAAGGTTAAATAGAATGAGCAAAGACAATGAAGCGTTGCGAGAATTAGCAATGATGACTCTCGAAATGCCGAAGCGTCATGGTGGCCGCAATAGGCGACCAACTGACAAGCAGCGGAAGGCACGAGTAAGAAACTTCTCGATATATAGACTCAGGGGCATGCATGCATCATTTGGTAATATAATATATACAAGTGGCTTCTCACATGAAGTAAATGTGCACCTTGTTAAGGCCCAAGCCCACGTACGAGATGCACTCAACCATATCGAGGAAGGACAATGAAACTCTGGATGTTCCAAAATGAACCAGGCGTTGGATATTACTTCTGTACCAAAGAGCCGTCTTCTATCTACAAAGACAATATGAGAGGCGTTGTTTACACAAATTACGGTAAGCTAATAGGATGCATACCAACTCTAACATTTGATAGATTGTTCCCTGCTTTGAAGTTTGAAGGGGGGAGCTATCGTAAGGTAGAGATTGAAAAAACATTGCATACGCCGTATATTGGTGAAGGGTACTGGATTAGAAAGGATAACGTAGATGAAACTTAAATGTAAATACTGCGGCAAGCCGACCGATTACTGCGACCAAATATGCGATGAGTGTACTAAAAAGATAGCAGCAGCTATAATACCAGGAGATGAAAAAGATGAAATTCAAAAAAGGCGATAACATTATACTAACTCGTGGTGAGTACTCTGACTACTCTATCTTAGACGGTTTGGTCGCTACGGTAGACTTCAGCACTGATGCAGTGGTAAATATGTTCCTCGATATACATCCTGAGCAAGCGGGGGCATGCAGTTTTGATGTAGCCGGCTTTGAGGAGTGGCTCATATCCTGTAAGGTTGTGAAGCGGATAAAGCATGCAGAGTGGCGTGTTTGCTCGTACGATGAAGCTGATTATACAGAGCTATCAGCAAAACATAAAGCTTTTCGGGATGCGGGTAACGAAGACACTTCCACAGCACGTCCTGAAGACTCTGTATCGACTAGTGCGTGTGATATAAAAGTAGCTGAAGTGCATAAGGGGGAACAAAATGAAGGTAAGTGACCTACAAAAACAGAACAAGCCTCCTAACATTCTAGTAGGTGGCCCGGCCGGTAGCGGAAAGACGTGTTTAGTGGCACAAGCCGCGTCTGGTTACTTGATGGATTGGGATGGGCATATGAAGAATGTCTTGCAAGTCACGGATAAGTTTAGCCCTCTTAGAAACCAGATAGAATTCGATGAGTTTGTTGATGAGGTTAAATTGGATAAGAGCGGCAAGCCGCATCTGGTGGCGTCTAAGTATCTGCAAGGCAAAGCTAAGCTACTCCAGTGTGCTCAGTTGAGTTATGATGGAAAGTGGCCGTTTGATGCTTTCATTACTGATACTATCACCGGTCTTTGTCGCTCGATACAGCTACATGTTATGTCCTGTGCCGGTCATCCATTTAAGAAACCACAGATACAGGACTTTGGCTCGTTCATCTGTGAGCTAGAGTCAATGCTAACCATTATACGCTCAATGCCGGTATTAAAGATAACAACCGCCCATGAGATGATAATCTTTGGTAACGCAGACCAGCAGATTACTACCCGTCTAATGTCTGCTACCAAACCGCACGGTGCGAATAAGTTGGCTTGGCTATTTGACCAAGTATTGATGGCCAAGAAAAGGGCTAGAGGGCAAGGTAAGGTAGAATTTATTGTAACAGGCAAGCACGAGATTGCTAAAGGCCCTATCAATGAAGATGTTGTGCATAACGAGATAGGGTTAGTTGGCGTGCTTGAGAAGATGGGGTATAAGTATGAACCGTAGAACATTCTTAAAACTAGCTTGTACTGCTGTGGTAGCGCCATCGTTACCGTTGGCTACATCAAAGCCAGAGGAGGGGTGCAGTGAGCTTATCTACTTCATTACCATGAGAATGCAGCGGGCTAGGCAAGCACTGCTTGACGACTTGGAAGCAAGTGCGTTACTGTTCAATAGTGGACCTAAGGGCATCAACAATCTATCCATACCTGGCGTGCCAGGATGGATAAAGATATCTATGCCAATAAAATATAACAAGCAATAATAACCATCTTTTAATGAAAGGAACGAAAATGGCAGTAGTTAGACTAGTAGACACAAGCAATCCAGACAATTTTAGAGCCAAGAAGCTCATCGACAAGGGGCAGTATTGCTTCCAGATTGAGAACGATGTAGTCGTTGAGCAGGCAAAGTCATCTAGCAACCAGGTAGTCAACATAGAGGCTCGCTGCACAGATGACGGTAAATTCAAAGGCTCAAAGATTTATGCCACTCACGCACTTACAGCAAAGGCCGAGTGGATGCTCTGTCATCTGGTATTGTCTTGTGGTACGCAGACGGAAGA